CGTTGTGTCAACCCCATATTTAGTATTCATCTTACCTACATCTAAGGTGTCTCTAAATTGTTCCATAGCAATGATGGCTTCATCAATTGTTAAGTCGTTTAACTTCATGGCGTTGTACAATCTTATCTCTGCATGTGACGTTCTAGTTGTCATGTTAACTCTCCCTCTGTGTATGGATGCTTGTCGTTCATCTTCTGTCATAGGTCTAATCACTGTATTCCTTTGGTTAAAGCTAACCAAGATACAGGGTATAGGTTCTTCATCTCCGCATCTATCTGGAACGCTAAGTCCCGTGTCTCCCATTGTGTGTCACTCTTTGTCCTAAGATTACACATATCTGCAAAGGCATCAAGGCTACCTGACCAGTACCATTCAGTCATGGTGTTTTGTGGCAACACCATTCGTGCTTGTTCCTCGCATACACCCTTCTCTAACATGCTGTCATACAACATAGTAACAAGACGCTGTGTAGTACCAATGTGTACATCTTGATCTTCTAACGCTGGGCCACTGCCTTGCTTCTTATCCTGTGCTTTACTACGCCATACCTCTGGTTGATAAAACTCTGGTTTATCGCTCACGTATCTACGACTGTACTCATTCCAACGTAGGAACTTATGCTTAACTAGCTGTCGTGCCACAAAGATTGGAGCCTTGACATGGAAGGATGCGAAGCAGTGTCCAAAGGGGCTGTAGTGTCCATGTTTAGCTAGGTAATGGATTAGCTTTGTGTCAAGTCCTTTTAGACCTACTGTCTCTGCTAAAGACCCGCATCCGGGCAGCCCTGCCACATAGTAGTTCCAATCACTCGCCTTGCCAAAGGATACCCGTGCTGCGTTCACCACTGATAGGTCAGTACCCATGTGGGCTATGTATGTTGCTTTAATCAATTGTAATCTCCTTTAGTATTTCTACTGCCTGTTCATCTGTTAGTTTAAACCACTCACCGTTGTCATGTTTATTCCAAGGGTGGGCAGTCTTGAACGCCGCTAGTATGTGTGCCTTCTTCTCTGCTGCATTGCGGTCATCAAAGTAAACAGAGTGTACTAACTTGTAGTCCCTCATAGGTGAGCTTGTTTGGTAGCTACTGAGCCTGTCATCAGCATCAATTGCCTTACCTATCTTGATCCACTCAGGCCATGCGGCATTGCTTATTGCATATACATACCCCTCTTTAATTAGGTTGTAGTTGTTTAACGAACCAAAGGCTAAGTCACCAAAGGATTTGTATCGCCCAGCTTTGTACAGAGGGTGCTTACTTGATATGTACTTACCGTTAACCCACATTCTAAGGGGGTTACTCTTGGGTCCAAAGATTGGATTAGTTATGGCGTTACTTTTTTTGTGGCAGGGCTTACATTCACCCGACTCTGTAAGCTCTGTGTCACATCTGTTGCAATACTTTATATCTGTTGCAATCATTTCGCACTCTCCTCATATTCTAAATCATCAACCAACTCAACGAAGGCATCTGATAGATCATTGTGTTTGTCTACCACATCGTACAGTACTTCCTTAATGGCAGCAATATTATTTAGTATCTTCTGCTGTTCCCATACAAGGAAGGCACACACTAGGCCAATGCCTAGCATGGCCAAGTCTGCAATCTCTATCAACATACATACCTTGCGATCTTGTACTCAAGGTCTGTGTGTACAATGCCGTGCCAACCAGACAGTTTGTTCTTGACCACGTTGATGTGACGCTGGTTGTCTTCTTCTACCTGCCCCTCAATCGTAGGGTTCTTAGAGATCATTATCATTAGGTCAGCTTCTGCTGCCTTACCTGTACGACTACCCTCCATCATGGCTTGGTTGAGTACAACCTTACCCTCTGCCTCTGCTGATAGCTGAGACATGTAGAACACAGCGCAGTCTTGCTGCTTGGCTATCTGTCGTGCTTGTATTGCGTTAGCCTTGAGTGACTCATCAGGCCGTGCAAACCCAGCCATGCGAGAGAACTTGTCACCCATGTCAAGGATAACAATGTCAGGCTTGTATGACTTGCATACGGACTCAACCCAGTTCATGTCACGACCTGTGGCATCCTTGAACATGATGTTAGGTCTGATCTTAGCAAAGACTTCCATTGCCTTCTGCTTATGCTTAACAATCTCGTGCTTATCCATACCAGTTGCGGCAGTTATGTACCTGTGAGCGACACGGTGGTAGCCTTCCTCATTACATAGTACAACTACCTTAGCCCCTTGCCAAGCAAAGCCACCCGGACCAGCCACAAGTGAGGCATGGAAGGAAGTCTTACCAGTGTTAGGCCGTGCGCCTACCTCAATCAAGTGACCAGCATTGACACCCTCAACCTTGCGGGTGAGTGTTGGTATGTTGAACGTCCACTGTGACTCAAGGTCAGTCATAGCAATGATAGTATCAAGGTCAATGTCTTCCCACTCAATACGTAGGTTAGGTGTGAAGTCATCACCGTATAGCTCAAGCATCTGACGCAGTGGGTCAAGGCTAGTCTTGCTACCGTTGACGTAATCAAATCCAAGGTTGGCAATGTCTTCGCCTATCACCTGTTGGAATAGCTTAGACAGTACCTCTTGTGCTATGTCACTGCCCATAGGCTGCTCTTTGTTTACTTGCATGAACAGTACGCTGTATGCCTGCTTCTGTGCTGTAGTGAGGGTTGGGTTGTTAGCCATGAACAACGCCTCAATCTCTGCTGGTGTAACGGTACGCTCATAACGATCCATTGCACTGTCGATGGCCTGCTTGATCTTGCGTACATCGCTGCTGAACAGACGGTCTGGGCAACGTGCGCCCTTGTGGTCATCGTAGAATGGTTTGTCCATCAGGCTACGTATAAGGGATAGTTCCATGTGTTATTCTCCTAGTGTTGAAAGGTTAGCCATGTCGGTTGGCTGTCGATACTTGAGGTCATCTGTTAGTCGAAGCACCTTAACGTTGGGTACGTAGGTACGTAGTTCTTTAGCAAACTTTATTGTCTTAGGTAATGCATCTGGGTCCAATGCAACTATTGCCGTTGAGAACTGCGATAAGTAATCTTTGTGTCCTGTTGATAGTGATGTACCCAACACTGCTACCCCAACATATACACCGCTATCACCTACAACTGCAGCACTTATGCAGTCCTCAACAACTACAGCAGTTTTACCACGACCAGACACATATGGCAAGTGACTTTTTCCATACCGTTTCCATTTAGGTATTCGTTTACCCAATGATCTGCCCGTAGCATCCACCATAACTCCAGCATGTACAACAGGGAACACCACACGATGTTCTCTAACGTCATACAATAGCCCTAGCCCTTGTGCATCCAACTGCCACTGGTCACAGAAGGGTGCAATCTTTTTGTAGTCTCGCACAAACCAATCAGGCTTTACGAATGTTGCAACGTGTGTCTCTTCTGCAACAAATCCAAGAGACTTACGTATGTCATCAGCAGTCAGTGACTGACGAGTACCACCCGATGTAGGACAACTAGCTCTGTAACAATTCCATATGATAGAACCCATGTCATTGGTAACAGTAAATGTGTTCTTAGTATTACATGATGGGCAAGTCATGCGTCTTGTCTCACCACTTACTAGTGATAGATCACTTATAATACTATTTATATTCATATGTTATATCACTTTCTTTGTTACTCGCTAAGTACTCGATTGTACCTGAACATTTCTCTGTGTCAAGGCATTTTTTGCAGAATCGTATGTATGCTTCATGTATGGTTTCACAGAAGACACATTATTGTGGCCTGTCACTGACATAAGTTGACCCATTGGTACACCACTGTCAATCATTTGTGTCACCCCTGTCCTACGTAGGTCCATCATTCGTAACTCCTCTGGCAATGCAGCCAACCTCATTACCCTACGCCCCACCTTAGACAGTCTCTCCATTGCATACGGTTCGTACTTACCCATCTTAGGGTTGGGATGTGGTGCTACATACTGTTGGAACCCAAAGTCTTTTTGCTGTTCCTTCAACATGACAAGTAACTCAGGTGATATAGGAAGCTCAACGTCAGCCCTACGTTTGCTTTGTTCCAATGTTAGTACACTGGTAGCCAAATTGATGTTGCTCCACTGTAGCGTCCTCATATCTCCTAAGCGTTGACACCATTCGTATGCCATCTGAACGATCAACCCTACATTTCTGTACTCGTAATCGCTGTATGCCTTATCAAGAAACTTGATCACATCCCCATGCTGCCACACTACCTTGCGTTGTGGTGAGCTATACCTTTCGATCTTAGCCCAAGGGTTCTGATGTGTATGCTCCATCTTGATAGCGTAGTTGTATACCCTACTGGCACAAGTCGCAGCGTGATTAGCAAAGCTGATACCTCTCTTGACCCACTCCTCATACGAGTGCTTGGCCATCTTCGATGTCACCATCTCATACTTTCTTGTACCCATTGTCTGGTGGAGAATTGTTAGGAAGTATCTGTAATCCACCTTAGTATTAGGCCGCAACATATTGAAATCATTTGATTGATAGTACAGATTAATTAAGTCAGTCACCTTGCTAGTAGGCTTGATACGCATGATGCCTGCCTGTGCCTTACGGTATGTGTCAATGGCTGCGTTGTGTACCTTTACAATTTGTCGCACTTGTTTGAGGTCACTGCCATACTCCTCTCGTACAACTACATCCTCATCTACAAGAGCTTGAGGTGGGTTGAAACGGTAGGAGATGTCACCCTTTGGTGACACCCTTTCCTGTACATATCTAGGTAGCTTTGCCATGCGCTATGCTGCCTCCAGTTCTACAAAGCGTTTGTCACTGACCCACTTAGATACCTCTTGCTCACGTGACCACATGCTCATGGCCTGTGTGTCGTTGCCTGTCTGCTTGAGGTTGAAACCGTTACGCTCGTCTGCATAGGTAGCATAGTTAGTCATAGCACTATACAGTGCAAACTTATTGTGACCACGTGTGCCTGCTTCACTCATGTACAAGCTGTACATACGCTCAGACTTACGCTTAGAGGCAAGCATGTCATCAAGCAGTGTGCTTACATCTACATACTTGAGGTCAGTGTTAGCCCATATCTGCATCTGTTCTGCATGTTGATAGAAGTCAGTCCTTGCACGATTAAGCTCATAGATAAAGCTGTTCATCGTGAAGTTAGATGTGTTCTTCTTACGCACCTTGTCGTGGTCACCACTGATGCAACCATTAGTGCAGAAGAAATCAATAGCACCAAAGAATACTTGGTTGCTGCATGACCCATCAATACCATGCAGGCTGACAATACGATTGCCAATCTCTGTCTGTGCCTTGTCGGTTACAATGGTTGACTTGACGTTAGGCAGGGTGATGTCAAGCATAGCCCAAGCACCGTTACGTGCAGTGCGGAAGGTGTAGTCTGCATCATCTAGGTCATTTGCATTTAGTGTCTCAGTTGCGGTGTCAACTACACCACGAAAGAAGTCTCCATGCGATGCACATTGGAAAGATTTACCGACAATACCAAGGGGTTCGCCTGTCTCCTGATTGATTACATATTTCTTGTCCTTCATCCGAGTGTCCTCAAATGCAATGTCAAAGTCTAAATTGTGTGGAATATCAAATGGCATACTGTTCTCCTTGTTTAAGTATATGGCAACTGTTACATAGTTGTATAGGGTATGTCAATCCCCATACTAGTAACGTTAAGCTATTCATAGAATTTATGTGACCCATATGTCACATGGTACTTGAGTGACTTAGCCCAATAGGGCTTGACGTATAGAGCATGGTAGTGTGTTGAACCTTTGGTGATGTCAGGAACACGACCAGCTATCACATCGTCAGCTATCAACAACGCCCTTGCCCATGCTACTTTCTCACGGGGTGTGTCTGACTTACCATCACAGTGCCAACTAAATTGACAGCGATGCTTACCCTTGTGATAGCCCTGATGTACTACAGCACACACATCGTTGGGCCACCTGTCATGCTGTACCCTATTGATAACAACATGAGCTACTGCATACTGTCCAATGTTAGGGTCACTACGTGCCTCATGGTAGATGTTAAGTGCGAGGCATACTAATGCAGTTGCAATCATTTTTTATTGTCCTTTGTTTTAGGTATGGGTAGACCAGACCAATCGTCACAAGGGTCTGAGTCCTTAGTGTCTGCCTTACTGTAACCTAATGGGAGCTTCATGGATGTATCCATAGCTTGTGTACTCCTCATGTATATACTCTGCACAGTCCATAAACTCTATGTGTTTATTTGGGTAGTCATGCTGCGCCATGTGTATGGCAAACTCAGTTGCGGTATTCCAACTGTTAACTGCGGGGTAGGTATCATCTAATGTGATGACAGTCCTAACCCCATCTAGCTCCAGCATTATTTCGTATGCCATTACAGCCATGATGCTAGTCCTCACATGTACAAGTTAGATTACCGATTGCTTCATCAGTTAGCTGTGGAAACTGTGACCGCAATGTGTACTCAGCTTTGTCAATATCAAGCATGTCAGATACGTCTGCCGTAAACATCTCATGGAATGAGGCGTCAGCAGCCCTGATAGCTAGGTAGGCATCCATCAATGCCTTACGTTGAGTATCAGACAGTTGATCTGCATTGTAGTTACGTTCCGCATTTCTGGCATCACGTTCTTTCTGCCACTTCTCTTGTGGTGTCATATCTTTTTCATTAAATGTGGGTTTACCTACAGTCATGTGTCATTCTCCTTTAGATTAATTACTATATGTTTACTACCCTGCAAAGTGTGCAAGTTTACGACCAGCATAGTATGACTCAGTATAAACAATCAACCTACCAAAGTGATAAGCGTTCATGGTTTCTAACTCTGTACGTTTAAACCATCCTGTTGTTTTACGTTTACGTAACCGTGCCAAACCTTTCTTGCCAAAGAAATTAAAACGGAACCCCTTAGTACCATCATTGAGTGGCTTAGTTGCAAATATTACAAACATTATATGTTCTCCTTCTTTGTTACGCATTGATGTAGTAGTGTGACTATTTCCTCAAGGTGCTTTGTGTCATCTGAGGTAACGCTGTCACCCCCCACCCCATAACTATTAAAGTAGTCACTAAACTCTAAGTTACACTTTAATTGTTCTATTACAAATTGTAATTGAGCTTCTGTCATAGATATAAGGGTCATGCTCATGCCTCCAACTGCTTTTGTATTGCTTTTGCTTGTGTCATTAGTACTTTGTACTCCTTAACTAATTTACTACGGGTATTGTCACGAGGTGCAGACAGCTTACCCTTAATTAAGCCAAGGGATTTAAGTATATGAACACGGTATTCTACACGGGTAAGTAACTCATTCAAGTCATCTGCCATACGCCGCATACTGTGGGAACTCCAGTTCTGTAAAACATAGTCATCTAACACGGCGTAGTTGTATGTGTACTTGACTGCTCTCTTCATGTGGTACGTATGGTTGACGTACAACTCAGGGTTAGATGTCTTAACTACTGGGCGATTGGTGAGTTTAATTTTAATTGTCATAGCTGGGTTCTCCTTATGCTACGTTAAAGTTTAGGGTAGTGTCGAATAATTCATACCATCCCATAGGCATACAGACTTCTACGGTGTTGTCAAGTAGGTCAACCACTAGGTCACCAACTGACATGCTGCTGTGCTTACGAATGTGTTCTACAGATAGGTCACCATTACCGTGTTCATTACCTGCATCAAAGATGTGACCTAAAGTTTCACGGGTTCGTTTACCCATGCCAATCATAAACATGGTAGGCTGATATAGATCATGCTTTATTGCATCTGCTACAGCAGTGTCTGGCTCATGTCCCATGCCAACCATAGCTATATTAAAGTAAGCCTTAGCTCGTGGTGATTGTATTTCTAAGTTTAGGTCGGCTTGTAACCAAGCGTCTACAGGCCGTTGGTATATTAGATATGAATGTGTCATGTTATGCTACCTTCCGTTGCATCTGTTGTTTAGTCTTACGGGCCAACTTACGTTCACGTTTCCAGTCATCCCGCTTTGGTTTAGGTCCAACATTGGACTTAACCTTGTTCGTTATCTTTATAAAACTTCTCATTTCGTATTGCATCATACTTGTCCTTCTTACGGTTACGTTTCGCCTTGCCACCCTTCTTAGGTGGTACTACCTGTGGGGACTTACGCTCTTGCAGCATAGCCTTTGCCACAGGGTTGATGATCCCCACTTTCATTGTGCTACTG